AGCATGCACGGCGGCGGTATTTGTCCCATCGACTTCGTAGGAAGATTGGTGGTGCCTTAGTTACTAGGGGGTATAACGGTCTATTGTGCGGGTTGATGCTTATTCAACTTACCGTTATGAATAGTCATCCAAGGGACAATCGATCCTAGGAGGAGGATAACTATATCACGTCAACTCGGCGTGTTGGTTAACTTCGAAGTTCAGTAATTATAAACGATGCTTGGTATTTATACCGTGTATTTATACACATCCGTGTCCCGCGTAGATAAGGGAAAGCGTTAGTACGGTCTTGTGTGCCCGGTTCTTAATTGAATCGTTTCCTACAAGTAACTGACAATAATTATATGGAGTAGGTCTTTAATTAGATTTATGAAGTACTTCGAGGGTCCGAATCTGAACCTTGCTACATGAGCGGGTTGGATACGTTCTTTAGCCGAAAGAAACGGAGTGGGCTGCCTGAGCTCAATCGCCTCATGGATACGACTGCCGAGTCGGCCAAAAGGGCTAAAAGAGTAAACATCGGTGCTAACAATTTCATTTTTACTTTATCACTGGCCTTCGCTGCCTAAGTTCAAGAAGTAGTCTTAGGTATGTATCAAGCTGTTAAATCAGCAAACAGAGGTACTATAATTGGAGCTAGATCAGGAGCTAGACCTTAAGTGGTTGTGTATTCTGGTTTGGCAGAGGCTATAGCTATATTGATTTATATAGCTTATTTCTAATATGTCTCAGCAAAATTCATTCTTTGGATGAATGTAGCTATGATAATGTTAGGAAACAAGGGGCGATTCTTCGACCTTGGCGTTCATTTATAAGGATTTTGCATCCTTAATTTGTTCGTAGCCTCTTAATTTTTCTCGTTCATAAATACCATCTTTATTTATCTATTTTTGGGCTAGATTCATTTCTTAGCTTTGAAATTGATGTTTCCAATATTCTTGATGGCATGTTTTATTATCACACTTTTATTTTATTACTTTATAGGATGGCCTATTATTAAGATAAGTGTGACTCTTGTTCGATTCTTCTTCGGTGTTCTTTATTGGATCGTGGGAGAATATTTCTTTCCTAATTCCTTGGCTTAATCTATAGTCAATGAGTTAGAAGGCGGTAATTTACGCGCTTAAGGAGCTATCAGAAGATTTTTAGGTGGTGTAAATGGTGGGGATATTCTGAAATAAGAAGCCTTACACTTAAAATTCGTGTAAGAAAACATATAAGGTAAGACTTTATATTCTTGTCCAGATTATAATACTTATTATCATAATGACAAGTAAATATCTTATATGGATTACTGCATGTCTATGGCAGTGTGGGCTTTTACATCAGAAGGACCTATCAAGAAAATATAGATAGTAGATGAGATTTATAACGAATCAAAGTCTACTGCCGAAATTTTCTAAGCCGCAGCAGCATTTGTCGGTTTAACTTACTCAGACATCTCCAAAATGGCTTTTTCTCCAGTCACAGTTTCATTTAAAGGGAAGAGGTTGACATACAGTCCCTCTGTCCTCAAAAATTATTCAAAAGACAAATCATTCTGGGAAGAAGTAAATTTTGGCGGTACTAAAGTAAGAAGAATCGATGTTCGATATAATATTAATGAACCAATGGAATTCTTAGCTTTTAAGGAATTATTAGCTTAGATGGACATTGTTGTCAGCGATAGGATATAGGACGAAGCTGATATCTACATAATCAAGAATGACGTATGTTACCATGCTTACATATCGACTGAAAGATTTTTGTAGAGACAAGCTTAAAATGCGGCTAAAGAGCAAGAGAAAAAGAAAAAAGAGGAGATATTATCTGCAGCAGCCATTCAGAAGAAGGAAGCTATCAAGGCCAAGCTGTCTCAGACACTAGCCAAATCAAAATCTGAACCCACGATAAGAAAAATGGAGGAGAAAATTTCTACTTTATAAAAATAGATTAGTGAAGATAAATAAAAAGTGGAAAAAATGTCAGATTAAGATAAAGCCTTAGTTAAAAAGATAGCTGAAAATGACGCTCCTAAAAAGAGAAAACCTTCTGATGATAAGAGTAAGAAGGCAACTTCAAAGAAATATGAAGAAGTTGTAGACGAAGCAGAATAGTAACCAGAAATATCGCTATTCGAATTACTATAATCTGCATCTATTAAAGACTAGTTAGCATTAGCTTAAAAACACGGAGGTTCTATAACTTTCGGTAATGTAACTAGCGGCAGAACGGCAATGGTTAAGAATTATGGAACCATATACCAAAATAGAAATAATTCTGCGACCATAACTACTGCCGATTGGGTATACACTTTACCCGAATCGTTCTATCCAGTAGATTATGCTAACGATCAATATCCAGTCATATTTAAGAAATAGATCGGTTTCGAAGCTTGGTTGATCGTTCCAGAAGACGCTAATAATGTTCCTCCTTAAAATACATAGAGATTCATAAATAGATTTGAAAACGTATTTGGACATTATGACGCCTCGTTAAGAGAACAAATGTTCGAAGTATCTAACTGCTTGTCCATGACAGTGAATAATTTAAATACTGTTGCAGATAGATATGTAGAATTTTTTAATGTTCATAATTAGGTGGTCAATAAATTAGCTATCTGTAACGACTTGTACAACGAGCATAGGGACATGGTCTTCGCTGCACTCTTTGACATGTGTAAATATCGATCCAAATAATCAGCTAGAATGATGATCGGTGTTGAATCTTGCCCAGACTGGTATAAAGATCTGGTCTTAGACGAATCTCTTGCATTCGTTCGTAGACTTCCTAAGGCCTAGAAAGATGAAGGCTGTTTTTCTTACGTGGTTAGAATGGTTTTTGGAAAGAATCCACATCCAGTGATCGATGTACTAGTTCACTTCTTACTATCTATTGTTATTGGTACTCATGATGTAGATGGAGCTTTGATAGTTCGTTTTAGATAAGTTCTTGAATACGCCAGAGATAGACCAGGACAATTGAGAACTTAGATAATAACAATCTTTTTCAATAGTTATTATAGAAGTGCGGCTATAAGTACTGGTATCTTGGGTTACTCTAAAAACCAGTTCAAAAATTTGTTGACCTAGATATTGAAGTTAACAAAACCTAGACCTAGAAAAATGACCAAATATCTCGTTAGAGACGTTTAAGCTATTAGAGTTTAAGGTACTAGTAGAACGAAAAGCTAATTTGTTCATAAAGTAGAGACCGAATGTTATGACCTACTATACACTAATCCTAGAGTTCTTACCTCTATGGAATTCTACGAACCAGAAACTCGAACTAACTTAGGACCATTAAGTGCAGATGAGATTATAGAAAAATACGCAAAGTACTGTACTTGCGTATCGGCCAATAAACCCAAGAAGAGATTATCTACGTCTTACGATAATCTCCCAGACTAACTAGCCTTTTGTTCATATGGGAAATGTCCATTGAACGCTATCTGTGCGATAATTATGAGGTAAGGAGGATCTAACTTACATCCTGAGCCATCAATCATCAGATAGTTTTTAGAATATGTATAGGGACCAGCCGTCGGTCTTGTCGACAAGTTCAAATCAGCTTTCTTAAAATTAGACTTGTCAAATTATACCTTCGAAAAATATATAGAAAAGATCGCGTTAGTGGATAAAGCCAAAGCAAAATTATACGCGGAAGGTAGAAGGTCAGCTATACTAAGAGGATAGATAGAGAGGAAAATGGAGTGTTTTCCGAAATCCGGAGAATGGTTCGTAAAGTAGGCAAGAGAAGATATTTTAGGACTATCTAATAGACCAAGAAATATATGTAGTCCTTCAGCTGAATTATTAGGCGTATGTAATCACATTAATTTTATCGCCTTAGCCTGTTTGAAAAAAGTATTCCCATCGTATACTAGTTATCTACCACATGATTAACTGTAAGAAAAAATATATAAGGAAGCTAGAAGAATAGAAAGGAACGGGGAAATCACTTGTATATCAAGTGATTTTTCTTCACATGATTCTAATTAACACGCATCATTAATAGATGGTGTTGATAACTATTTATGGAGAGAATTCTTACCATTTATTTATCCATACTTAGGATTACCTTCCACCTTATATGAAGAAACTTTGTTAGCAATAACATCTTTAGAGACACATTTGGAATACTATATGAAAATAGGGAAATAGAGAAGAAAATTATTCTCTTGTAAGCTAAACGGGACTGTAACGTCCGGACATCCAACCAGAACGACTTTTGGAAATACGATGCGAGTAAGCTTGTATTGGAAGTATTTATTTGATTAAAATTATGTTCGGAATTACTCTATGTTCGTAGGTGGAGATGACTTTTTCGCTGTAGTTAACACAAAAGACCTTGACAGAATTAGGAAAGGAGTATCAGATTTGTTCGCTTCAGAAAAATCAGGTATTAAAGGTCTGGGTCAATCGACTAGAAAAATTAACGAACTTGGTGTTAACATAGATTTCCTATCAAAAATAGGAAACATTGGAAAAGGGTTCTGTTATTTACATAGATAGATGTAACGAATCGGAGTTTAACAGATGTACTCTGATACTACTTGTGAAGACTACAACAACTTAGTTAAGGGACTAAACTGTGCGTTGTATATTTCGGGTGGAGGTTTAGAATACATAGAAGGAATCATGGAAAAATTGGGTAATCAACATAAAGAAATGGATGCACATTAATTATAATCATTTCTTGACTCTATGACATCAACTATGTCAGACTAATAAAGAAATAGATTCCAGTATACTATGAACAACTATTATCTACCGTTGTAAGGATTCACGGGTAGGGAACTATTACACATGGAAAATACAGTAGCATTTGGAGACTTGGGGGGATAAGATAAGGGCCAAGTCAAATTAGCTATGAACGGATATTAGGATGGAACCTATGAATAAACTGCTTTGTTTGTATAGCGACATTAGAGAACAGACAGAATATTTAAAGGTTATGCCACTGATGTTAATTTTTAGGAGACAATTATTGGTTAGAGAAGCTCACCTCGTTAAAAGACGCCCAGTATTGAGTCTGGCTAAAAACTCAAGAGGTCTAAACCCTCTCTTCTATAATGGCTAACAACTATTGTAGTCGTATTCTCCTGTTCCTAAAAATAACAATTCTAAATCCTATCCTACCCTTGCTGGTAAACAAAGGGGGTTGTCTAAACCAAATTAGGCCAAGCTCGTAAATTTGAGCACTTAGACTGTAAAAAGTTCTAAAAAGAAGAAAAAAGTCGGGAATGTCAGAACTGGAATAACTTATGCAAATAAGATAGACCGGATGAAGACAGGACTGTCTTCACATGATGAGAAATATCTCTGTAGTGTGATGAAACCCTTCGACTCTTAGCCGGAAAGAGGACCCGCCAGCTTTATGAGTGGGACCAGTTTAGTATCTTAAGTATATGAAACTGATCTTACTTTTTAAGCCGGATATAAGTATGGTGTTGTAACATTATTTCCACATAACATGTATTAATAGCAGGGCTAAAATTATATTTGTTGGTTGAACTTCTTACCAACATAGAATAGTTTGCCTGCTCAGTTCAACATCGCTAATATCGCAACTAGTGGCGGTACTACTCAAGATTCTATAATGGCAGGAAATGGTACATCTGACATGTCTAGTACTACTGGTAAATGGTTATCAGCTAGACTCGTGCGTTTAGGAGTTAAACTTATTCCTACAGGAAATGCTATGATCAAATAAGGAAAAATTGTGATTGGCTAGGTTCCTGGTAAGAATAACATCTAAGCGGCATCATCTAACTTCAACATTCCTTCCTTATAGTAATTAAGAAATTATCCTACTTCGGCGGAGTACGCAGCTGCAGCAATAACATAAAAAGGAGCACAATATGTTTGGCTCCCTTTGGACCCACTGGACTATACATATATGTTAGGCAATTATTCATAAGACAATGAAGGCTAAAACTTAGTAGGTAGAAATCCGATTTTAATTTACTTCTCTGGTTTAAATCCAAACGGAGAAAACTATCTGCTTTAAATATCATATACTTATGAATTTATCCCTGCTCCAGCATTTGAACCTTGGGTACCATGTAGGAAGGCTTAGGCTTCCCTTCCATCTGTTTAATCCTTTATTTCCTAATTGGATGAGACGGCACTTAGTGACATCTCGTCTGGTGTGGGAGATATGTTTAATTCAACAATTAAGAGCCTCAGCGGTAGTATATTATAGAAAGGATTTTAAAATCTAGGTTTAACAGCACTCATTTGAATGTTTGTGATACTGATGGTTTTATCTGTTATATAATATATGTAAATCCCCCGGTAAATAATAGATGAAGCGTAGCTATCTTAAGTGATTTGGACGCCCAGCCATAATCTAGATGTTTGACCGAAGACTGTTTTTCTGGTTACAGTATAAAGAAAAAGGGTTGAAGTTGAGAACCAGATCTTGACTGATAAAACTTGAAGTGAGGCGCCTTTCGCGCTCATGGATTGGGAGATCTAGTTACGGACATAACTAGAAAACGAGTGTGGGCGGTACCTACACAAACCCGGCGTAGAATGGAG